TTCATACATCATGTAATTGCCAGTCTTGTAAAGATCAATATTTTTTTCGGGTATGCCGTTTTTCTTAAAAAACTCCGACATAACATTCATGTCAGTTTCAGGATTAAATGTCTTGTTTGCTCTGACCTTCATTGGATACACGGTTGAATGAATTCTGTCAGGAGTTCCATATGTGCCAAACTCTTTTTCAGCTTCCGCTTTGCTTAATGCTCGTCTGCGGTCATACTCTTTATTAAACTCTTCGCCTTGCAGTCCTTCCAAGGCATTGTCGCAGCGCTCGTGTTTAAGTCTGATCTCTCGGTATTTGTCTTCAGCCAATTTGCGCTCAGATTTGGCTTCATCTCCGATGCGCTCATTATGCTTGCCCTTGCCGATCCATTTGTTGGCAAATTCTGCATGAGGCGTTACGAATGCCAAATTGTCATCGTAACCCGGTTGAAAACCACCACGGATGTCTTGTTTACTTCCATGAAACACATCAGTATTAATGCCCATAGCCTTAGCGCGATCTTCAGCCGTGTTGTGCTCATGTAGTCCAAGCATCTTGATGGCATTTAGCCTTGCTTGTTCGTTAGCATCAGCGTAAGGGGCTTTGCGCTTTTGATTAGCCAAAGCCTTTTTCATTTCTAATTGTTTGGTGGGGCGCATGGCGAGCGCATACTTCATCGCGTCTAATGAATCAGCCATGTCGTCCTCCCTGTGATTTGTGCATATTAACCCCAACGGTCAGGGTTTGTCGAATTATCAATGATTACAAAGACCGCAACCGCCGCAATAGTGCCTAGTAGTGCCACTACAAACAACCAGATTAGAATCCACTCAGGCTGCATACGGATTGCCTCGAGCCTTTGCGTTAAAGATTTCAGCGTCCGTAATGTCCTCTTCCGTGATCTCTTCGCGGGGTTGGGCATCGATGCTGATCCATCCAGCGTCACGCAAGTATCTCAGCCCTTGACTAATACAGTCAACAAATTCATCGTGTACCGTCTCGGGGAATGAGCATATCTGGCTTACCATGCCCTCAGCCCAGTCTCGGACGTATCCCTTCCGCACCGATGACTCAGGAACCCAGACCCGACCCGCTTTGATGATGTTCGCCACGATCGACAGCCGCTGTATCTTGTCAGCCTTCCCCGGGTTGTACGCAATCACGGGTAGATGCGCCCGCTGTAAGTCCTGAATGAGAGAGATGCCCGCCGACTTATCTTCCACTAAAAGCAGGTCTACTAGCTTACGGCTCTTGCCTTCGCCGTAGACTGTTTCGTACTCGCTGATTACTTTAGGGCGCAGGTCAGGGTACTGTAGATGCTCCTGCCAGCAGTCCAGAATCATTACGCTCATGCCGCCGTCCAGAGGTTTGAATACGCCGAGGGTAATGCAGCCAGTGGGGTCGTTAACAGTCTTGTCCGAGGTCGCGCAGTCATACGATTGGATAATGAACTCGAGCTTGGGAAATGGTTTGTTTGGAGGCCATAGCCTGAACCATTCGCGGCGAACGATGCCGCCTTCCTCTGGGTCAATGATCTCCGCATGAATCTCTTGCCGACCTAATTTAGTCCCTTCGTACTGAAGGATTTGGTTCTGGAAGGATTGGGCAAGGTTCTTGATGTTCGAGTATGTCGATGCGCGGGTTATAACAACGTCCTTACCCTCGCGGTCAATCAGATCAAGAACAACGTCCTTTGGCTTCGGTGTGGTCGTGCAGATTAGCTTGGTTCGTTTGCCCAAGCGAATGCCGAACTGAATCATGTCCCACGACTCTTGCAAGTATTCCCACGCCGCTAATTCATCGAGCCAGCCGCCGTGGAATTGTGGGCCACGGAACCGCTCAGGCTCGCTCGCAGGAATGCCCTTGATCAGGCTGCCGTTAACCAACTTTAACTCGTGCAGGGCTTTGTTGTAGTCATCTATTAACTCAGGCGGGATAACGGATAGCAGACCCGAGTCGCCCTCAAAACAAGTTGCTTTAACGTCTCCCGAGGTCGGGGCTGATACCAGCCAGCGCGTGCTCGGTTCGCGCCACGCCCACTGCCCGATCGTCTCCGCTGCCGCACGGGTCTTCCCCGCGCCGCGCCCTGCCAACATAAGCCAGATGTTCCACCATTCCCCGTGAGGCTCAACTTGATGCTTATGGGCGCTTTCGAGCCACTTCCATTCCCACGCAAAAGCCAGCTTCTGAGATTCCGTTAATGAGTCCCATAACTGTCGAGTCTGCGGGTCTGAAATAATCTCTGCTGCTGCTGACATATCGCCCTGTTGTAAAAAAACTACTGAACGTTCAGTAATAAATTGATATTATATTAAATTGATATTATTCTTCTTGCTCCTGTTGTCGCTGCATTTTCATGTTTTCAAGCAGCTTGCCGAAGACCGTGTGATACAAGTCAACAGCCACTGGCTTATCAGGATCGCCGCTGACTTCCACCTTGTCGCCGTACCGCTTGGGATTCCACTTAGCAAGCAACTTCAGCTTGATGTCCGCCTGAACCCTAACCCAAGCAACGTGACCAGCGTCCACGCGACCACGCCCTTTCTCGTCTACGATCATGGCGGGAGGAGTCTCTACAAGTCTATAAATTTCCTCCGCGATTGCATCTTGACCAATTTCGCGTGCGTGCGCGATGGCTCTATGGAGTTCGGGGTCTTTCGCCATCCACTCGTAAACAGTTTGCCAAGCGGGGAATCCCTCTTGCCTACATATCTGCCGTAATGGGATTCCGTCTGATAGCTGCTCGCACATACGTTTGGCTATCTCTGGGTTGTATATGGACTTTGCTCCATACAATTTGTTTGATCTTTGATCCCGACTCATCTGCTAAGTCTCCTCTGGACGCATACTCTCAGCGTGTTTGGGAGTGTATAGCTTTTTTGGGGTAAAAAAAAGGGCAGCCATAGGGAACTGCCCGAGGGGGTATGATTATTATATCACCGACAATCGTTTACTAAAACGTATTCTCTCGCGGCGAGGTTGAACTTTTGCCAGTACTTACTCGCTAAATCTATATCGTCCCCTGTCCATGCGTCACTTACTCTGTCGTTTGGACAAGTCAAAATCACGCGCAGGTTTCCGTCGGGCAATAACTTGCGCGTCACTTTTGCCCAAATGTATCTGCTCGAGCTTTTGTATTTAATCATTTGCGTTTTCATGTTCATCTCCTAAACCCACAACAGCGTGGTGTGTGTAATTTAACAAGCGGTTAAAGACTTGTCAAATCTTTAACCACAAGTAAATTGTTTTGTATTGTTATCTGCGCTCTTCCTCCTGACTGATCTGTGTAATCCTAGCTTCAGCCCATTTTTTGTAAGACTTGAGTTCGTTTACTTCAACCTTAAGACGAGCCACTTCCGACTTCAGGTAGTTGATCAGGCTATTCGCCCGCTCTAAATGAACCTCAAATTCGCCTCTGTCGTAGCCGTCAGGGGCTTTTTTGGCTTTGGGGGCTGTCTTGATACCCGTGGGCGGCTTTCGCGTCGTGGCGGGGCTTATAGAGACTTTTTTAGTGCGTGCCATTACTCTACTCCTTTGATGCTATGCAACATTGCTAAATGATTCTTATCTATTACGTAGGGAGAGCCGCCCCGAACAATTGTGACCTCGTTCCTGCTAGACGGTTTAGGCCAACATATAACCAGTCCTTTATCGTCTTCCGCGTATAACGCTGGCAACCCTTCTTCATCGCCTCGAGTTTCGAGCAATTGTCGAATGATGTCGATTCCGACTTGCGGAACCTTCTCGTACCGCCCGCCGCGCCAGACCAGCACGACTAATTCGGGTTTACTGATCATGGGGCATCACCGTGCAGACATAGCCTGTGTCACTGATAACCGTTGTGTGCGTCAACGCAATGTCCCGAGCCGTCTGCTTCTGGCTGACCATGTACCCGATTCCAAATGAAAACAAGGCTACAAAAGTCACCACCACCACCGCAATTAAAAATCCATCAGTTGCGTTTTTTGTAGTCTCGGTTGAGGCTGTCTCGTCCGAATGAACGTTCAATATTTTGTGCATCGTCGTCTCCTGCAAACAGTGCTAATAAAAATACGATCCCCGCAAAGATCACGCAAATCAGAGCTAAGGCTTGTGACCAACTGAGGCGCTCTTGCCACCTCATAAAATCCAAAAAATACAATTGAACTTGGCTAAACACTTTTCCCCCTTAATTTGTTTTTTTCATTCAGCGAACCCTCCGAATTTCGACAGTCTTTTTTTCAGGCTTGGGTTCAGTTTGACCCTCTAGTTTACGCAGACCAGCCTCGCGGAACAGCGCCCACTTAGCCTGAATCTCTGGTTGTTCCGATGGCGGTATCCATCCAGCTTTACGCCAACGGACTGTAATGTCCGTTCCGATTGGCGTGTATATAAATTCGATGTCCATACTCAACTCCCAAAAAGGGGCGGTTGCCCGCCCCCATACTAGCCTAGATTTGGTGCTCAATGACCGCATTTGACTCCAGCAGAGGAGCGTGAATGGCGTTTTCGGCGGCCCCCTCAACTTCGTTCGAGAGCGCCTTGGCGCGTTGAACTAAATCGTTTTTTAATAAACCAAAAATTTGGCTAACTACCAACGCGGACAATTTGACCTCCTGCTTGCCGTTTATGCCTTGCAATTGAACAACGCCAGCAATTTCGTTCGCATAGTCCTCGTAATTGGCGCGTTTGCGGATCTCAACTTTTACAATTTCCATTATTGTCTCCTTA